CGGCGTCTAGCCGTGCTCCCTTTTAAGGGGCTCTCTCTTAGAGAGGGTGTGTATGTTTTCCCATCGGAGACATACATCCTTCGTCGGTTTAGATCCGATGACCCCGGTGCGTTTCGTCCACTCTGTGGCATTCGCACTGACAGCACTGTCATTCCAACAGAAGCTGTCCTGAGGCAAGGCGCTCGTGAGAGCTCCTTGACCTCACCCCACACCTCGACTTTAATTAGCGAGGGGGCTTGTGGGGTGCTTCTCTAGCTGAAGGCAAACAGCTATGACGAAGTATAAGGGAGAGGAGTTTACGGACGGTGACCGAGTTGTCTATAAACGCTACACGCGTTTGTGGGACTGCTCGACCGCCAGGCCGTATCGGGAACCACAGTTTCTTTCTTATCGAGAGACTGCCCGCACTAGTCATTGGGACCTCAATCCCGATGCTTTGCCGCCTCCAGCGCTTGGAAGCGGTGCTCTACCCACTCAGCACGCCAAGAACCTCGCGTACGCCAAGCTCATCAACAGCTTAAACTCGGTTACGGCCACATCCAAATCTGGATGGGGCGAAAACCTGGCTCAAGCCCGCGATGCGGTTGGTATGGTCTCTCAACGGGCTTTGCAGCTTGCAAAGTTCACGAAGGAGATCTCGCGTGGTCGATTTGGCGATGCCGCTAGAACCCTCGGGGTCCAAATACCTAAGACGATTCGTCGTCGATGGTATCAGGGTCGCGATGGGATCTGGAGGCAGCGTGAACGGCGCGCTCGTCAGTATAACTGGCGACATGATGCCAATGGACTCGGTTCTGCCTGGCTCGAATTTCACTTCGGCTGGGCTCCCCTTGTCTCTGACATCCATGACTCCGTTCAGACTATGACGCGGGCGAACTTTGATCCTTCTTCAAGGATTAACGGTTCGTCTTCGCAGACTGGTCAGGGTTTCACCATCAATACAAATGATGAAATCCACGTGCACTGGGACCGATGGCAGGCCTACGCGAACGAACATATGTCCGCTAGCGTGTCCGTCTCGAACCCTAATGCATTTCTTGCCAACCAGTTCGGGGTTGTTAACCCCGCAACTCTCGTGTGGAACCTTATCCCTTATAGCTTCGTCGTTGACTGGTTCGCTAACGTGAGCCAGGTTCTTGACTCAATGACGGATTTCGTAGGGGTGAGCGTGACGAGGTCCTCTCATGCCTCGTTCCAACGCCACACGCGGGAGATCTTCGATCTCTGGCACCATCCGGATGCTGACGGTCGTTCCCTCGGGAGCGGTTCTCAGCACTACACCGTGATGTGTGATAGAGGGACAAGTCTCCCACTGCCTGAGCTGGAGGTTACCATGCCTGCCGGCTTGAGCCCTCAGAGAGGCGCGACCGCAATTTCCCTGCTTCTGCAGAACTTGCGCTCCCTATAGCCCTAGACCTCTCGATTCTTTCAACCTCCGGGGTATACCCCATCTTTTGAAAGCTCACCATGACTGTCGCAGCTGGCGATTTCACCGTCAAGAAGTATGACGGTTCGACCGATGTCACGTACACCCTTCTCACTGCAGCTCCGGGCGATCGCAGCCCCGCTATCTGGCGAAACAACGGTGCCACTGGCACGCTCGGCCAACGGCCGACGTTCCAGATCTCGGCCCGTTCCGCCGGTAGCGGTTCTGCGCGCGCCTTGGACTTCGTGTTCAAGTGGCCTTCCGTGTACACGGATACGACCGGTGTCACCCGTGTCCGATCCCAGGGTCAGTTCAAGGGTAGCTTCGTGCTGCCCCAAGACGCCGCGGACTCGGACATCCAGGAAATGGCGGCTCAGTGCATGCACCTCATGGCGCATGCTGGAACCGTCGCGACCGTGATTTCCGGCTATGCCCCGACGTAAGTCGGAGCTGCTGGCGCTCGCGGTCATCCTGATCGTCGGCGGATTCGTACTTGGTCTGATATTCTCATTCCACGTACTTCTCCGCTAGTTCTTCCTACAACTGTGTTGAGGAATTTCGGTGACATCAACATTTCTTCCACATCCCGTGGAGAAATCGGTCTATCAGCTTCTTGAAGACCTCTCCACTCCCCGTTCGCTAGCGGTTTCCATACTGCTGGCTGCGGGAGAGTACGCCCAGCTCGCTTCATTGCGAGTGGAGCCAAGGCACTACGATGATGCTCATCGCTACTGGCTTGATTGCCAGGCGACGGAGCTTCTTCGCAAACTGGATTGCCTTCCCAACCTTAGCCCGAATGATCGGGCGAGGGTTGCTTATGAAGGCTTCTGGGCTTGCGAACGTGCGTGCCTAAGTAGCAATATCCGACTGGCTCCCCATCTCGATCAGAGTTTCACAACTCTCGTTCAGGGGCGTGCGCACACCATTCTGATGCGTGCACGAAAAACTGTCTGTCGGATCTTGGGCCCCTTACCTACCCTCGTCGAGGGGCGGTTCGGGCCTGGATCTACTTTTGGAGATAGGGGTTCGTTGATTACGGTCCCAGATAAGATGAGTTCCAGTCCGACTTACACGTCAAACGCCTGGAGCTGGCTGGTCCCATGGACCGGTACGCTTTGGGCGTCGAACGTGTGTTTTGTTGGGAGGTCTCCTGAGCGCGTCCGTGGGAATCGTTTCACAACGGTTCCGAAGGACTCAATGAAGGATCGCGGCATCGCCGTTGAACCCTCGATTAACCTCTTCTTTCAACTTGGCCTTGGCCGAGTTATGAAACAGAGGCTGCTCACTGCTGGGGTAAACCTAGCTCAGGGGAAGAGTATCCATACCGCTCTGGCTCGTAAGGCCAGTTTGGATGGTTCGCTCTCTACCCTGGACCTTTCCAACGCGAGCGATACCATTTGCAGAAATCT